GACGGGTTTGGAAACTACAACTTTACCCAACTCTGGGGCACCATGCGAAACATTTCCTTGAACAAGGACTAACGGAGAACTAAATGAAACTCGACTACGAAACCGAAACTTTTTCTAAGTTCGGTAAAAGTTTCCAAGAGAAGTTGGTCCAAAGTATGTTTTATGACAGGTCGTTCTTCGATCAAATGTCAGACGTGTTTGACCCTTACTTCTTGGAAGTAAAATACCTTCGGCTATTCTACGAGCGTTTAGCCGACTATCGACAAAAGTTTGAGAAGCACCCTTCCACTGAAATAATGGCTTCCATTATTAAAACAGAAATGGAAGAACAGTCAGAGGTGTTGCAAAAACAAGTAAAAGACTACTTTGCTCGTATTGTTACAACAAGCCAAGTTGAAGACGAAGAGTATGTAAAAGTCACTGCTCTTGACTTTTGCAAGAAACAAAAACTAAAAGAAGCTATTATGAAGTCCGTTGGTCTTCTAAAAACTTCTTCGTTCGACCAAATATCAGAAGTTATCAACCAAGCCATGAAGCTTGGTCTGGACAATGACCACGGTTATGACTATCTTGCGGACTTTGAGGAACGCTTCTTAAAACGCTCACGCAACCCTATGACCACAGGATGGAAGATTGTCGATGACATTACAAAGGGTGGTTTAGGTCGTGGAGAGTTGGGAGTTGTTATTGCTCCAACGGGTGCAGGAAAGTCTATGGCACTCGTCCATCTTGGCGCACAAGCGGTCAAGGAAGGAAAAAATGTTGTTTATTACACATTAGAACTTCTTGACACAGTTGTAGCAAACCGTTTCGACTCTTGCATCACAGGAGTAAAACTTCAAGACTTACATTCTTTCAAAGATTTAATTTATGACCAAGTAAAAGAACTTGAAGGAAAACTTATTGTAAAAGAATACCCAACAAAGTCTGCTAGTGTAAATAAACTTAAACAACACCTAGAAAAATTAAGACGCTCTGGTTTTGAACCTGACCTAATTTGCGTCGATTATGGTGATCTTTTGCAACCTATTTCTTCTTACAAGGAGAAACGCATCGAATTAGAGACTATTTATGAAGACCTTCGGGGAATGGCGCAGGAGTTTGAGTGTCCCGTATGGACAGCAAGCCAAACTAACCGCAGCGGACTAAACGCAGAAGTGGTTACAATGGAATCAATTAGCGAAGCATTCAATAAGTGTTTCGTAGCGGACCTCATCTTTACTCTATCCAGAACCATTACAGACAAGAATAACAACACAGGACGTATCTTTGTGGCAAAAAACAGGAACGGACCTGATGGTATCGTTTACCCTATTTTCATGGATACGAGCAATATTAAGATTGATGTTCTACCCTCGACAGGTGAAACCGCAGAAGAAATTAATGACAACGCTGCGAAGAAACAACAAGAGTCATTACAAGAAAAGTACAAGAAGTTCAGAAACGGAGGACAAAGTTAAATGGAACTAGCTACACAAATACTTTCGGACATTACCGTCCACATGAAATACGCAAAGTATTTACCAGAAAAAGAGCGCAGAGAGACTTGGGAAGAACTCTGCGACAGAAATATGCAAATGCATATGAAAAAATATCCCGAACTTGCTGAGGAAATAGAAAAAGTTTACAAGGACTTTGTTTTCACAAAAAAAGTTTTACCATCCATGCGCTCTATGCAGTTCGGCGGCAAGTCTATTGAGGTTGCCCCAAACCGCATTTACAACTGCGCTTACATGCCTATTGACCACGCTGACTCATTTGGCGAGTGCATGTTCCTACTTCTAGGTGGCACAGGCGTAGGCTTCTCTGTACAAGCCCACCACGTCGAAAGACTACCAGAGATTCGCAAGCCAAACCCAAAGCGCACACGTCGTTTCCTAGTAAGCGACAACATTGAAGGCTGGGCTGACGCAGTAAAGGCTCTTGTCTATTCTTACTTCAAGGGCACATCAAAGCTTCGCTTCGACTTCTCTGACATTCGTCCAAAGGGCGCACGACTCGTCACTTCTGGCGGCAAAGCCCCTGGACCACAGCCTCTTCGCGAGTGTCTTGTAAAAGTAGAAGGCATTCTCAGCGAGAAGCAAGACGGAGAAAAACTTCAACCTATTGAAGTCCATGACATGATATGCCACATCGCTGACGCAGTTCTAGCCGGTGGTATTCGCAGAGCAGCACTTATTTCACTCTTCTCAGCAGACGACGATGAAATGATTGCTTCCAAGTCGGGAAGTTGGTGGGAAGCAAACCCACAGCGCGGCAGAGCAAATAACTCAGCAGTTATTCTTCGCCACAAGGTTGATAAAGAATACTTCCTAAAACTTTGGGACAGAATTAAAAAGTCAGGTTCAGGTGAGCCCGGTATTTATCTTTCTAACGACAAAGATTGGGGCACAAACCCTTGCTGCGAAATTGCACTACGACCTTACCAGTTCTGCAACCTAACAGAAGTAAATGCCTCTGACCTTGATGGTCAAGAAGAATACGAAGCCCGTGTCAAGGCTGCTGCTTTTATCGGCACACTCCAAGCAGGCTACACAGACTTCCACTATCTCCGCGACGTATGGCGCAGAAACACAGAGAAGGACGCTCTTATCGGTGTATCAATGACCGGCATCGCTTCTGGTGCTGTTCTCAACCTCGACATGTCAAAAGCAGCCGAGGAAGTAAAAAAAGAAAATGAAAGAGTTGCTGAACTTATCGGTGTAAGACCCGCAGCAAGAACCACTTGCGTAAAGCCAGCAGGCACAACCTCTCTCACTCTTGGAACTTCCAGCGGTATTCACGCTTGGCACAATGACTATTACATTCGTCGTATTCGTGTAGGAAAGAATGAAGCCATTTACAACTATCTTTCACTCGCCCATGAGGAACTAATAGAAGACGAGTTCTTCCGTCCGCACGACACTGCTGTTATTTCTGTTCCACAGAAAGCACCAGAAGGAGCAATCTATCGAACAGAGTCTGCCATGTCCATGCTCAAGCGAGTGGCGCAGGTTTCAAAGGAGTGGGTCAGGAAGGGACACCGCAAGGGACAAAATACCCACAATGTCTCAGCCACGGTAAGCATCCGTGAGTCAGAGTGGGCTGATGTTGGTGAATGGATGTGGGAGAACCGTGATGTATACAACGGTCTTTCAGTTCTTCCCTACGATGGTGGCAACTATGACCAAGCACCTTTTGAGGACTGTTCAAAAGAGACTTACGAGGCTATGCTCAAGTCTCTAACCGACATTGACCTCACAAATGTTTATGAGGCTGATGACAATACAAACCTCACAGACCAAGCCGCTTGTGCTGGCGGTGCTTGTGAAGTAGTATAGTTTTATAGCTATTATCCTCGGTATGTAGGGCAGGGAGTTTATCTTCCTGCCTTTACTATTTATAAGAAGGCTACTTTTTGAGGATAACAACAAAATGTCTAGATCGGGATTTTTTTACAAACCACTAAAAAATATAACTATTGGCGAACCAGGGACGGCACAACAAACTTCTTTTGGCGAAGTCAGAGTTGAATCCCTAACTCCATCTGGTCAAGCGGATTTTGTTTACACAATCAACGAGAAGGTAGTCACACCAATTAGGTATGCTGGCGGCGGTGCTTATCAAGAAGATGGCTATGCTGTTGTTACAAGTTCAGTAAGTCCAAGTGGCTCTGGTGGTGTTCAAATCCGCAGAGGTCTAAAATACTCAGCCGGTCAAGGTTCTTTATTTAGAGGAACTGCTCTTTTTGACACACCAGTAGACGGCAACATTCAAATTATCGGTCTTGGTAATGGTGAGTGCGGTTACTTCTTTGGTTATCTCAACCAAAACTTTGCTATTCTACACCAAGCAACTTCCAAAAGAGAGATTAGAAAATTAACTGTTTCAACACCAGCAGGCACAGAAGATGTTACTGTAACTCTTGACGGCGACTCTATTGATGTTCCTGTAACTGGTGGAAGCGACACAACTCAAACTGCTTACCAACTTTCCCTTGCTGATTACACACAAGTAGGCGACGGATGGCAAGTTGATGTTGTTGGTTCTGATGTGTTTTTCCTTTCTGCCCGTGCTGGTCCTTACAGCGGTTCTTATTCTGCCACTAAGGCTGGTCCCGTATCTCTTGGTAACTTTACACAGGTTTCCGAAGGTGTTGCACCCTCATCAGATGTTTATCTTCAATCTGCATGGAATTACGATAAGATGGACGGCACAGGTCCAAGCGGCATGACTTTAAACCCACAAAAAGGTAATGTTTTTCAAATTTCTTTCCAATACTTGGGACAAGGTAATGCCTTCTTTTCTATTGAAGATCCCAATAAAGGCGGATTTACCCCAGTTCATCAAATCAAAAATGCAAACAATAGAACTACACCAGTTTTGAGAAACCCCAATATTGCAGGTCTTGTTGCCTCTACCAACACAACTGCTACAACAAGTGTTGCAGTTCGTTGTGCTTCATTGGCGACTTTTACAGAAGGCGAGTTCGTAACATTAGATCCAAAGTTTGCTCATGTAAGAACTTTTGATTCTGCGAACACTTCTGGTGTTTTCAAAGGTCTTATTGCTCTAAAAGTAAATCGTGTTTTCCATAATCAAGCATGTTTTGGTGAGTTGGACCTTTTAAGTATTAGTGCTACTAATGCTGCTGGTTCAACAACACCAAAACCATTCACTATCGGCATTTTCACTGGTGTTGAAATAACTGGCGATGTAAACTTTATTGAGGTCAATGGTGGTTCAAGCACAGTTTCCTATGCTGATTTAGGAACTGCTGGCGGTACTGGTTTGGCTATTTCTCAAAATGAACCAATATTCACTTTTGGTGTTAATGGCGGTGGATCAAACACAATCGATTTGGCGAACTTAGAAATTGTTACCACCGCTGGTGAAGTCCTTGTTATCGGTTTCAGGGCTGATGATGCTGTTACCGACAACACTGTGAGTGTGAACTGGTTTGAGCAACAATAAGCCTTTACTTTTTGGGAAACTATTTATTGTTGAACCTTATGAGGGTACAGGTATGCCAGACGAAAGAATAAGCAACGCAGTCGAGTTCGCAGAACTAAAAGGCTCGTTGAAAAGAATCGAAGAAGTTATAATGACCATCAAAGAAAAGAACGAAGAAATGGCTGGTGATATCACCAAGATTAAAGAAGCCATTTACAACCCTGACCAGGGTATTTATTCTCGTCTAAAAGAGCTAGAAGCCTGGAAAGCAAACATGAGTAAGGTTCTTTGGATTGGCGCAACCGGAGTCATCGGCTCAATAGGCATCGCCATTTGGGAAGTTTTAAAGAACACTTAGGAGTAAAAAATGGCTGGACCAAATCAATACAGACCGGGAGTAGGCTCAGTTGGTCAATACCAAATGAGCGCAAAACCATTTCTATCATCAAGCATCGTTGTGTCAAACACCTCAGTAACAGAAATTAAGTTTCCTGCTGTTACTTCTTTTTTGACAATTCAAAACACACACGCTGGTTCAAACGTGCCGCTCTTAGTCGGCTTCTCCGCTAACGGCGTCTCTGGCGACGATGGCTACAAAATTGTTCTTGACAATGGTGAAAGCTACACAGGCGATTTTAGAGTTCGCTATGTTTATCTTGCCGGTGATGGTGCCCCAACAACAGGTTCTATTATTGCAGGTCTCACAGGCATCGACAGCGAACTCTCAGGAGCACAAGGTCCAAACTACTCAGGTTCAGCAGGAATTGGTTAATGATGCGTTCGGGCTTTGGTGGAAAAGGTGGCTCTATATCAAGCCGTTCTACTGGGGTTATCACCACAGAAGATAAGTCTGGCGGTTTTTTAAACATTGTGAGGTCAGTTGCAGGAAGTGACTTACTTTTCTGTTTCGACCCTTCATCAATTAGCGGTGTTGACGTTGGTGGAGCAGTAGATGCATGGTCTGATTCGCTCGGCGCATACGATACCAACTTTGCAACAATAGGCACCACCGACCCCTCCCTTGGTCTCTACAACAACAAGCCAGTTCTAAATTTTGACGGCTCGGGTACCGGACTTAGAACAGTAGCAGAAGATACGCAACTACTCGGAAAAAGAGCGCTTTCTTTATTAATTTTCACAAAAACAAATGCTGGAAGCGGCTTACAAGCAATATTAGAGTTTTCTGACTTATGGTATCGCCACGGTGCTTTTACTATCTCTGAGAACAGAGCTTCATCAGATTTTGCTGGCTACTTTGCCCAAGCAAATAACATTAGTCAAATAAATACCGGAGCCCCTGTTCCCGCAAATGTTGATGTTGATCTGCCATTAGTTCGCGGCATTGTTTTTAACCGCAATGGTGCAGGTGGCGGTCCAAACACAACTACAAAACCTTACATCAATGGAGTGTCCTTTTCAGACGGTGATGTATACCAAGGCACCGACACATTTAACATTGACGCTCCATGGTCTCAGATAAACCCGCCTGATCCTGCTGAAAAAATGCATTTCTATTTGGGTCAACGCGGCGCTAGCCTTTACTACAATGGCTCAATTGGAACTATAGTTGCCATTACAAGAGTTCTTACAAATGCTGAGATGGAAACATTATCGAGAGCAATTTTAAGAAAACATAACTTGGGAACAACAGCACCTATCAAGTAGGAACATAGAATGTCATTTTCTCCACAACCAGTAACGTATTACATTCAAACTGAATCAGTCGCCGGTCAGGTTGGCACACTGATAAAAAAAGGTTTCACAAAATATAGAGTTATTGGTATTTGGGGTCATGTTACACCACCGCCCTCTGTTGAAACAATACAAGCAGAGTGGCACGGTTTTGATGTTGATGAATGGGTAATTGGTTTAGGCTACACCATTCCACCACCACCAGACCCTGCATTGCCATAAAACCCTTGACTTCCACTTCCATTGTGTTATACTACAAGTCAGGAGGTCAAAATGGACAAAGTAGAAATCATTCCTATTAAGCCAGCTTGGTTCTGGCGCGACGACAAAGAGTACGACGGCATTTATACTTCTTGCCGTTTCCACAAAAAAGACGAGTTCGTCACAAAGTTTCCAATAATGATTAAAATAAAATACAACGCCCCTCTTTTAGAAACTTTGGGCGAGGAAACTTATCTTAACGAAGTTGTTTCTATTCTCAACAAACCACCACCACCTCCACCATACAGCGGTAGAGGTCGCAGACCAAAGCGTAAGCCACCGAAGTATGGCAAGCTAGAACTTATCAAACATTATTACCGAGAAAAAGAAGGGCTTAAATACATCGAGCTTATGTTGTATTCTAGCAAAGCAAAAAATAAAAAACTTTTTGACCCAGATGGCGCAACAAAACAAGGTTCTATGCGACCAGACGGACGTAAAAACAGGAGTAAGAAAAGTGAAGTATAAAGTTTATGGTACAGACCGCTGTCCCTATTGCTCGCTGGCAAAAAATTTACTGGAACGTAAAAACTTAGAGTATGAATACTTGACAGTAGAGCCAGCAAGTGATATACTACAAGAGTTAAAAGATTACACCAAGTGGTCTACCGTACCTTTGGTGTTTGAAGTGGACGATAAAGGTTCGGAGACTTTTATCGGTGGTTTTAGTGAGCTAAATGCAAAGTTAAGGAGAATCTAATGGAAGACGTTAAGAATGACATTCATCAGCACATTGCCGAGTACATTCAAGCCATCGCGGCTATCGAGGATTGTATGCGCCCTTATCGTGAGCAACGCAAGGAGCTACGCAAGAACTACATCGAGAATGGTTGGCTAGACAAGGACCAGATTTCACTGGCTATGCAAGCTTACCGCATGTTGGAGAAGCAGATTCACTTTGAAGACCTTGCTGAAATCTATGAGAACTTGGTCTATACTCTCGCTGGTTCCAACCCACATGAGACCGGAGGCAACCAGTGAAAAAGTTTGACCCGCTAAACCGACACCTTTTGGTAAGTCGCAAAGAAGTAGAAGAAAAAAATGATAACACTTTTGTTCTACCTGACGACTATCAAAAGCCCACTGACCCCTACGAGGTGGTAAAGGTTTTGTCAAAAGCTATTGACTGCACTCTTGAGGTAGATACCGACGACCACGTTGTTGTAGAACGCTCGCAGGTTCAAACAGTCAGCTTTGAGGGTCAAGAGTTCCACATCGTTTTGCAAAACCATGTTTATGGAGTTCTAAACTAATGGAACTCATTTCCACGCATTTGGTAAAACAAGGCGATGTGGGATATCACGGTAACCTTTTTGGGGGTATTATGCTTGCTTGGTTGGACGAGGCTGCGGCTTCTTTTGCTTGCCAAGTGGCTGATACCCCCAGAATGGTTACGAAAAAGATTGACGAGGTAACATTCCACTGTCCGGTTAGACCAGCCCAGCTTATTAAAATCTATGGAGAGGTTGTGAGAATCGGCACAACAAGTGTGGATTTAAAGCTGGAAGCACGTCGCCATTCAGTTTATAACGGCACACAAAAGCTCGCCTGCTCCACAGTTATGAAGTTTGTTCGTATTGACGGAGATGGTGACGCTATTCCCATTTCAGACCGTGTTCGCATTAAATACGGCTTTCCACCAATCGAGAAATAAATGATGCTAAAAATGAACATGCCGCTCTACGGAGACGGCAAGTGTTTCGTAGAGTTAGTTGATGCTGTGGGTTCAGACCTTTCAGTTGTAAACTCCGCTCGTGTTTCCTTTGGTAAACACAAAACAGAACTTGACGAGAAAGATAAAAAACTTATCAAGTATCTTATTAAACATAAACATACCTCCACCTTGGAACATTGCTATGTAACCTTCCGTGTTAAGGTTCCGCTGTTTGTCCGCTCACAGCATCACCGTCACCGTACATGGTCTTACAACGAGATTAGCAGACGATACACAGACTTCGATATTCAGTTCTACGAGCCAGAAGCTTTTAGAACACAACACGAATCAAACCGACAAGCAAGCAATGCCGATGACCTAAACAACCCCACTTTGCAGTTCCGTGGTTCTACTGCCTCAGCGGCAGTGAAGTATCATCACAGCGTAAGCCTCAAGCTATTTGAGGAGCTTATTGAAGCTGGTGTTTGCCGAGAGCAAGCCCGTGGTGTTTTACCACAAAACATGCTGACGGAATATTATTGTTCGGCAAATCTAAACAACATCCTGAAGTTCATTGACCTTCGCACACACGAAGGAGCACAATGGGAAATCCAAGAAATGGCGAAGGGAATGCTTGAAATTATTACAAAACTGTATCCAGTTACAGTGGGAGCTTACCGTGAAATCAGGAGTCAATGAATGGTCGTTACTGCAAAAACTCTCTGTCTTGCTATCATGGCTAACTCAGCACTCTATGGTGCTTCTAGCGCGGCTCGCGCTTGTAGTTATAGCGATACTATTGTAAAAGAAGCAACCAAAAATAAAATAGACCCGTTTATTTTTGCATCCATGCTCCATGTCGAGTCCAACTGGAAACCACACCTAACTTCTTCTGCGGGTGCTTGCGGTATCGCACAGGTCATGCCACAGTGGAGCAAATACACTTGCAAGCAACTAAAAGACCCAAAGATAGGAATGAAGGAAGGAGCAAAGAAACTTCATTATTGGATTTATAAATACGCCAAAGGCAACATTTCAGTAGGGCTCTGTGGTTACAACGCTGGCTTTCGTTGCAAAGGAAAGAACCCCAACCGACACGGTGTTCGTTACGCAAAGAAAGTTCTGCGAATCGCAAAGAAGTTTAAAAGAAAAGCAAAGTGAGAAAGTTAAAGAAGCACATCTTCACCCACGCAAACAACATCGTCGTAGGTGGCGATGTTGCTTCTTTATTATGGGCACTCAAAGAAGACTACTGGATAGCCTTCACAGAGCCCCGCAAACCGCTCCCATTTGAAAGATTAAACACCGGAGACCCAACACAAGCCCTATGGGAGTTCCTTGCCTTACAACTCAACTACCGTGGAAAAATATTGGGTGTCACCCCAAACCAAAGTATCCGAGCAGACGGAGACATTCTTAAAATAATAACAAAGAACGGCTCACTGCTCAACTACAAGTTTGACCAACTGGTTATCACAAACCCTGAAATGTTTGAGGGAGGAAGAATAAAAAAAGCCCTTGACAGAAAAATGTTTGTGGTAGATACTGTAAGAATGAGCGCACAGCCTCACGACCACACTTATTATTACCACGGTCAGGACTTTGTAAATGAGATACACTTTTGGTTGCACGGTAAAAGAAAAACTTTGGAAGTTATTTCCTATTTACGAGAGTCTGAACTCGACATTTTTGAACACAGTTGGGTTCCTATGCGTTATACTCTTCTCGACATAGCCAGAGACCTTGGTCTAAAAGGAATGAAAGGCGGGGGAACAAGAACTTATCCACTCCGCTTCGATTACAAAAAACGCTTGGTAAGACCCACAGAGAACCACATTTATTACGACGAAGATAAAATAAAGTTTATCACCGTAAATGAGAACGAACTATGGAACGAACAGACAAGAACCATTTGGCAAAAATGGTCGGAGTCATTCCGCTGGACGGATACGGAAATGACGAACAGTTTCCGTACTCACCTTGGCTCAAACCAATAGTCAAAGACCTCACGCTTGTTGAGAATGCTGTTTTACAATGTGCCTTTTTTGGTTGCAAACAAATTTTTATTGTTTGCGAAGAGCGCTCTGCACGAATGCTAAAACGGCACATCGGTGAATGGGTAGAAGACCCTTCGCACTATTGGAAGCACTACAAATACCCAACAGGCTATCGTATCCAGATTCCCATTTATTATATCCGCATGACCGAAAAGGACAAGCGACAGCGTGGTTCATACACCTGGGCTATTATTCAGGGAGCAGAGATAGCGAACAGAACTGCGCGACACGTTTCACGCTGGACTATGCCAGAAAAGTTTTTTATTACTTTCCCCTGGGCTGCTTTCGACTTCTGGGAAATAAAACAATACCGTCAACAACTTGCTATGGCAAAAGAGTTTTATCTTTCGCACAACGGCAAGACAGCCTGGGACGGTGAGTTCTTGCCCTTCTCCATCACACAGTCTTCCCTGCGAGAAATAAGAAAAAACTTTTTAAAAGTCAACACAATTCTTTACAAAAGTATTTCCGACTTCAAACGAGATGGCAAGTGGCTGGAAAGGCTACCACCCGAAGAACAATACTCAGGAAGGACTTTTCCAATAGAAAAGCTACTCTTGCCCGTTGATAACTCTACATACAAAGAAGCAAAGATAGAAGAATACTATAATGCTTCTACATGGGAAGGTTATCAAGAGGCAGTCTCAAAGTTAAAATACGAAAGACCAAAGAGACCAATACTAAAACCACCAGCCCATACACGAGAACTAGAAAGAATAGGAGAATACTACGATGAGTCACGCTGAGGAATACGAGAAAATTCCATTTAGATACTTGGAGGAAATGGGCTTACCCCTAAGCTACATACAACTTTCTTACGAACAACAAAACTTTGTTGATTATTTCCTTGACACAATGGTCGAAATGAGCGATACTATACAAGGTTTAGAAGAAGAAGTAGAAAAACTAGAACGACAACTAGACTTAGCAACAGCAGAAGCAACCTTTGACGACTAGGAGATAGTATGACCGAACGAGCACAACCCAGCATCCCCTTTGTTGGGCTTCACTCACACAGCGTTTTCTCAATTTTTGATGGCATGGGGTATCCACAGGACCACCAAGAGTTTGCTTGGGAAAACGGAATGGATGCCTTAGCCCTAACAGACCACGGCAATATGTCTGGTCTTTCTTATCAGGTGCTCAACGCCAAGAAGATGCAAGCTGAGGGCAAGAACTTCAAGCCCATCTTTGGCATCGAGGCTTACTTTATCGACGACCTTGATAAGTGGAAGGTCGAGAAGGAAGAGCATCTAGCCAACCAAAAAAATAAAAAGAAGGACGACTCTTCTGGTCCGGTTGTTGAAGACGAGGCTGAGAGCAAGCGTGCCGGTCGAAACATTCTCAACCGACGAGCACACCTTGTTCTTCTCGCCCAGAACCAAACAGGTCTAAACAACCTCTTCTCACTCGTATCAAAGTCTTACGAGGGTGAGAACTTCTATCGTTTTCCTCGCGTTGATTACAAAATGCTGCGCGAGCACAACGAAGGCATCATTGTTTCCTCTGCTTGTCTCGGTGGTCCGCTTTCCAAGTGCTACTGGAACAACCGTGAGGAAAGTGCTGACGCAGTTCACAACTCGATGGTTGAGACTATCAACCAGTTTAAAGACATTTTTGGCGACAGGTTTTACTGCGAGCTACAATGGAACCGCATCCCAGAGCAGCACGAGGTGAACCAACACATTATCAAAGCAGCAGCAGAGACAAACACAGACTTGGTTTCTACTGCGGACGCTCACTACCCTCGCCCCGAGATGTTCAAGGACCGCGAACTCTACAAGCAACTTGGTTGGCTTGGCAAAGCAAAGCCTGACTACGCTGACTCAACTTTGCCTGAGACCCGTGAGGATCTAAAGTGCGAGCTTTACCCAAAGAACGGTGACCAAATGTGGGAGGCTTACAAGTCTTCTGCCGAAGAGCTTGGCTTTGAGTACGACGACAACCTAGTTCGTCAGTCGCTACAAAATACCTATCACATCGCTCACGAGCGTATCGACACTTTCTTCCCAGAGGCTACGGTTCGCCTGCCAGACTTCGTTGTTCCCGAAGGCACAACCGCAACGGAAGAAATGACTCGCCTTTGTATCGAAGGTTTGAAGAGTTTAAACCTACATACTAAACCAGAATACGTCGAGAGGCTAAAAGAAGAAATCAAAGTTATTGATGACCGTGGCTTCTCAAAGTATTTTTTAACTATGAAGGCGGTCGCAGATGAAGCAACAAAAACTCAACTGGTGGGTGCTGGGCGCGGTAGCGCTGCTGGCTCTCTTGTTGCTTATGTACTTGGTATTACTGGTATTGATCCCATTGAATACAATCTCCTCTTTAGTCGATTTCTGCGACGAGATGCTGTCGATTATCCTGACATTGACTACGACGTTGCCGACCCTATGGCTTTGAAAGAAGAGCTAATGGAGAAGTGGGGCAAGGATACTGTTGTTCCTATCTCCAACTACAACACTTTGCAGTTGCGTTCTCTTATTAAAGATATTGCAAAGTTCTATGGCATCGACTTCACAGAGGTCAATAAGGTCACAAGCGTCATGGTTTTGGAGGCTACGCCTCCCGCTAAGGCACGACACGGCATCACAGCGGGTGTTTATGCCCCTACTTTTGAAGAGTTAATGGAGTTCTCGGACTCTCTTAAAAAGTTTTTGAAGAAGTATCCGCACGTCGAGACGCACGTCAAAACCCTTACCGGACAGTTGCGCTCTATCTCTCGCCATGCTGGTGGCGTTGTGATTGCCGACAACCTAGACAAGCATATGCCGCTTATCAACAGCGGTGGTGTGCAGCAAACACCATGGAGCGAGGGACAAAATGTTAGACACCTTGAGCCTCTTGGCTTTATTAAATTTGATATCCTTGGACTCGCAAGCCTCCGTATGGTTGAGGGTGCTATCAGTCATATTCTTCGCAGGCACCATGGGATTAAGGAACCTTCGTTTGCTGACGTTAAGAAGTGGTATGACGAACACCTAAGCCCAGACAAAATGGACTTGAACGACCAAGCCATTTACGAAAACATTTTTCACGAGGGCAAGTGGGCTGGTGTGTTCCAGTTCACAGAGAAGGGCGCACAGAACTTCTGCAAGCGTGCAAAACCAAGGTCTATCATTGATATTTCGGCTATTACTTCTATCTATCGTCCCGGTCCTCTCTCGGCTAACGTCCATGAACAATACGTTGACGCGAAAGAGAACCCGCACAACATCAAGTATCTTCACCCACTTGTCGAGGAAGTAACAAAAGAAACTTATGGTTTCCTTATCTTCCAAGAGCAGATTGCTTTGCTCGCACACAAGCTAGGCAAAGACCTATCACTTGACGAAGGCAACATGCTTCGCAAGCTACTAACTAAGAAAGGAACAGGCAAAGGACATGAAAAGAAAGACGCCATCCACAAGAAGTTCATTGCAGGATGCACTGAGAAAGGCATCGCAGAAGCAAGCGCTAGAGAACTTTGGCAAACCTTTGAATACTTCTCAGGGTATGGTTTTAATAAGTCCCACGCTGTTAGCTACAGCATTCTTAGTTATCAGTGCGCCCATCTTCTTAACTACTACCCTGTTGAGTGGGCTGCTGCCTTCCTCGACAAAGAGCCAGAAGGACGAAAGGAACGGGCTATCAACATTGTGCGAAGCCTTGGACTTGGAGTAGAGAACCCCGACATTAACCTATCGGGTCGAGTCTGGGAGATAGGCGAAGATGGCAAGAGCCTCATTCAGCCTCTCACTTCTATCAAGGGTCTAGGCGACAAAGCGGTTGACCAGATTATGGCGCACCGTCCGTTTCACACTCCCGAAGAGCTTTTGTTCAACGAGGACATTGTTTATTCCAAGCTCAACAAAAAGGCTCTCGATGTTCTTTGCCGCACACAGGCTCTGAACTCTCTAATGGACGAGCGCTTCTCAGGGCTCAAACACTTCTGGTCTGCGGTTGCAGTCGATAGACCAAAGAATAAAAAGAAGTTCTTGGAGAACATCGAGACCTACGAGCCAGAGGGAGACTTCTCAAAGACCGAGAAGATTGCCTACCTCGTCGAGTTGGCAGGCATCTTCCCGTTCCACCTAGTTATGTCTCAGCAGGTTACAGACCAACTCGCACACTATTGTATCCCGCCACTAGGCGAGTTCGATAGGGACTTGGGCGCAGCATGGTTCATCCCGCGTGAGGTTATCAAGAAGAAGACTCGGAGAGGTAAAGACTTTTATATTGTTCGTGCCATTGACGATACTTCCAAGTCTTCTACCATTAAGGTCTGGGGTGTTGACCCCAAGACAGATATTATCCACGTCAACCGACCCTACATGGCAAAGCTCGACTATTCCGAGCAGTGGGGCTTTTCAACCCGTTCTATGAAGTACGGCTGGAAGATGATTGCATGAGTAATAACTTATCCAGAAAAGTAAAAAGAAAGAAGGCAAACAAAAACATTAAAAAGATGAAGAAGGATATGGTCAAGCAAGTTGGTCTATTCAAACTTCTGCCAACAGAGTGTAATGTCTGCGACAAACCTTTTGACAAAACAAGCAGGGAAGACCACATGACGTGGCGAGTTGCTGTCAATGAGGAACACCGTAAGGTAGCACTTGTTTGTCCAGACTGTCAGGAGAAAGAAAATGAAACAAACGACAGCCCTTGAAGTTATCGAGGACATGGAGGAAGGCAAAAAGATTTTTGTAGTATTCAAGAGCCCTTACTGCCACTATTGCCAAGCCCTTGAGCCTGTGTTGGAGTACCTGCAAAGAATAAATAAAGACTTGGATATGCGATACATCGACACACAAACTGACGACTCTAGCGTTTTTGAGGACTATGTTGATGGTGTTCCAAGCATTGCTTTGGTTAGCGAAGGCAAGTTCAGCATTCTAGAAGAACCAGCCGAACCACATCAAACAACTTGGTACACAACAGAATATCTTGCCGAGGCAATAAAAAACTTTTAGGAGAATAAATGAAAGAAGTTTTAACTTATGATGATGTTTTATTGGTTCCACAATACTCCGACATTCGCAGTCGTGCGGAGGTATCACTTCACACAGACTTGGGAAATAAACTAAGCTTAGACTTTCCAGTTATTGCTTCACCGATGGACACAGTTACTGAGGCAGATACAGCAGCAGTTATGTCTTCGTTTGGTGGCACAGCGGTTATTCACCGTTATAACTCTGTTGAAGAGCAGGTAGCTATTGTAGAGTCATTGATTACTTCTGACGATGATACAGTAGTCGGCGCAGCAGTGGGCGTCACCGGAGACTTTTTGGAGAGAGCACAGTCCCTCTTTGGTGTCGGTGTAGATTTTATTTGTGTTGATGTTGCCCACGGTCATAGCATTCTTATGAAGGAAGCCTTGGAAACTTTACGCAACAACTTGCCAGACGACTTCCATATTATGGCTGGCAACGTGGCAACCTTGGAGGGCTTCAATGATTTGGCTGATTGGGGCGCTAATAGTATTAGATGTAATATTGGAGGTGGCAGCATTTGTACTACAAGAGTACAAACGGGGCACGGTCTTCCAGGGCTTGAAACAATACTCCAATGCGCCAAATCAGACCGAGATGCAAAAATCATTGCAGACGGCGGCATTAAAACTTCGGGTGATATTGTTAAGGCTCTTGCTGCTGGCGCTGATGCTGTTATGTTGGGGTCACTCCTTGCAGGAACAGACGAAGCCCCTGGTCGAGTATTTAGCGCACCTGATGGGCAACTAAGAAAAGAATACCGTGGTATGGCTTCTGCCGCAGCACAAAACGCTTGGCGTGGCAAAGTAAGTTCCTTGGAAGGTATTTCTTCTTCTGTGCCATACAAGGGTGCGCTATGGAATGTGCTCCATAACCTTGACAAAGGTATGCGTTCTGGGTTATCATACTCAGGTTGTAGAAACCTTGGAGAACTACAAGCAAAGGCACAGTGGGTAAAGCAAACTGGTGCAAGCCAAGTAGAAAGCACAGCCCACATTTTAAGGAAGTAAAATGGCAAAAGGAAAACCGGGAGAGACTAGACTAACTTTCTTTTTAGAGAAAGAACTTCACGAAGCTTTTCGCGTAGCTTGTGGGGAAGATAGTGTTAGCCAAGCAGCTTTCGTTCGCCACATGGTGAAAGCTTATGTGGAGAAAAATAAATGGGCTATTCGACTTGTTGAAGAGTTGAGAGGCACAGCAAAGAATGACGCGAAGCAAAGAATAAAAAACTTACAGAAAGAAGACTACAAAGATTTTTACGACCTAGATGAAGATGATATTGAAAACATTTTTGATAGAATCGAGGAGGCAAACCCAGACTTATGAGTAGATGCAAAGACAAAATAGGCGAGATATGCCAAAACAAAGAGTGCCGTCAATGGATAGATTATTCAGAAGACGACAACTGTGTGCTTGTTGCTGTAAAGAAGAACGGCAAAATGACGCTGAGAGAATGTGCCAAAAGATTGGGCGTTTCTTATGTCAGAGTGAAGCAGATAGAGGACAAAGCTATTAAAAAACTAGAAAAAAAGCTCCTTTCTTCATAGTTATTACTGGAGGTGGAAATGCGATACAACGTTCAATATAAAGTAGAAAACAGTGAAGACCAGCACAATGTTCAGGTCTCAGTTGACGACCAAGAAGAGTTAGTGCGGTGGCTTGATGTGCTCCGCAAGCTTGAGAACGTGGCTGACGTTGAGTTTTCACTGATAGAAGAGGATTTAGATTTTTAGAAAACTATTTATTTTGGTTATTTTCCCATAAGGAGAGTTAATATTATGAAAAGAGATAACAAAGACATGAAGGTTCTTCTTGAATCCTGGCGTGGCTACGTTTCCACTGATGCCGAAGTCCTCACCGAAGGTGAGAAGCGTGGCGAGAAGATGGACGAAGAGCGCGGCGAGAAACTAGAAGAAGAAATGCATGACGACGCTGGTGAAGCCGGTGCCGATGCAGACACCATGACAGAAGCCGAGCATGGCGACAAGATGGAAGAAGGTGAGCACATGGAAGAAGCCGCTGAAGAGCCAGAAGCTGCCATGGAAGACAAGGTAGAAGCCCTTGTTGACGCCATCGCTGCTGCCATCGAAGAAGAGACAGGTGTTGCTGTCGAAGTAGAGGCTGAAGAAGAAGCCGGTGAAGAAATGGCTGACGCCGAAATGGACGCCGAAGAGGGCGACATGGAAGCAGCCGCTGACGACATGGCTGACGCCGAAGAAGACATGGTTGACGACATGATGGAAGAAGCAGCCCTTGAAGAGATTGTCAACGAGGTAACAAAGAGAGTTCAAAAGAGACTCGTAAAGGAAAGCCTCAAGCGCAGACTAGCAAGCAAGCTTCGCTAAACCAATGAAAGAAATATTGACTCTCAAACGCATGGGTTTGGAGAGGCACATTAAAGAAGAGTTCCCTACTTTTGAGTATATCGATAAGCGCAACTCCTTCTTGATGAAATGCCTCTCCAAACTCTTGTTTTTCAACAAAGAGTTTACGACCCGATACATCACAGTTATCGGCGCAAAAGTTTATGTTCCTCAAATACCATGGAAGCCAAACGCACCTTATACAGCTTGCGAGGTGATGGCACACGAGTGGGTTCATATGAAGGACGGCAAAACTTTTGGACCACTTTTTAAGTTTTTATACTTATTCCCACAGATACTAGCACCACTTGCCCTTCTCGCTTTTTGGAAGTGGTGGATGGTATTTTTTATTCTATGCGCTGCTCCTATCCCCGCACCATTCCGAGCTTGGTTTGAGTTCAGAGCATACACAGTAAGCATAGCAGTCCGCTGGTGGTTGTTACAACAAGAGCCCAACCCTGATTGGCTCACAAAGCAATTCACATCTTCCAGCTACTACTGGATGCTTCCAGCCGAGAAGTTTCTTAAAAGAAAGTTTACAGAAGAACTACAACGTATTAAAGAAGACGATCTCAAAGACTACGAAAAAGAAATTAAAAGCGCACTTAAAATATGAAAAAACAATCACTTATGAACTTCCTGTGTGAGACAAACTCTCTTCACGCAGAAGACAATGTTGTATTCGCAGAAAAGGCTTTTGTCGTCAACAGAGTAATGAACACCATTCAGGAAAAAGACCTTCCCGAAGAAAGTATCGTAAAACTCTTGACATTAGTGAACAAATATGTTAAAAATGAGGTTAATATTCACTTCCAAGACGGAAAACTAACAGTGGAGTTCAACAATGGCAAAGAAGAAAGCAAAGATGACCTTTTGGCAAGTTCCGCACGATGACAAAACACTTCGTTTTCATCTGCAAGCAGACGGTCTAACACCACAAAGCAAACGACGCATCACAACCCTGCTCAAAGATTGGAGCATTATTGCCGAGGGCTTTCACAAAAACCACACCATCCTTGTGTTCTCACAGTTTTTTAAAGACCGCGACGCAGCCCGTAAATTCGTGAAAAACTTTCCAGAAGACCTCGTTGTAAAAGGTTACAACGGCAAAGACATTGCTAACTTTTAGCACTATTTAGTGTATGCAGTACAAGGATATACTTTCTCGTTTCCAACATTTCCTAGCAGAAGAAACGCAATATGATTCATTTGAGGGCGACGTTTATACCGTTGACCTCGATAACTTAAAAATTATTGCCTCTAAACACGCTGAGGAAAGGTCGAGACGACATGTTGGAGCCCGTGGCTCAGGTGGACAACGCCTTGGCAGAATCAGCCGAGACTCTGTTATCAAAGCACTTGACCGCGCCTTACCACAAATACTGGACGACTTTGCAAATGGCGAGTTATCTAATGACGAAGCCTTTCACGTCCGTGCCGAACAGGGCAACCAACCTGCGCTCAACTTAGTAGCAAAGTTGGATATGAGAAAGGGTCCAGACCGTCTAGTCATTATCACCATGATGCGTAAGGACGACTTCCGCACAGACTCGTTTGGTGGTGGCAGACAAAAGACCTACGATGTTACTCTCAAAGGTCAAGAAGAAAAATTCACGAGATAATAAAATGCCATACCTAATAAGAAAACAAAAGTGCGAGCAGGCTGACGGAGACGCTGGAACACACGTTATCTACAAAAAGAAACGTGACGGTTCACAGGGTGAGAAAGTTGGCTGCACCAAAGACCCAGAGCAATACAAAAAAGCGCTCTACGCCGCCGAAGGTGGCTACATTAAAGAAATAATCCGTGAAGAGGTTATGGCTTTTCTTTCTGAGGAAGAAACAAAGAAAGACCGTTGCTACAAGATTGCAAAGCGCAAGTACGATGTGTTTCCATCAGCTTACGCCTCTGGTGCCATTGTAAAGTGCCGCCAAGGAAAGATTTGGAAAGACCTCAAAGAAGAAGAACTCGACGAAGAAAAGAAAAAAGCAGGCACAGAGTCCTCAAAAGAATCTTCTCTCCGTGATTGGTTTGGTCGAAAAGGTGCTCCCGGTAAAACAGGTGGTTGGGTAGACTGTAACACTTGTCGCAAAGACAAGAAAACAGGTCGTACAAAGTGCAAGCCCTGCGGTAGAGAAGAAGGTGAAAAGCGTTCAAAGTATCCATCTTGTCGTCCCACCCCCGGCGCTTGCAAAGAAAAGGGTCGCGGCGAAAGCTGGGGCAAAAAGGCAGCAAAAAATGAAATCCTACAAAGACTCCGTGAAGCTCTCGATAGCTCTCACAGTGCTCCATATGTCAAGAAAGCAGACCTATCCGATAACCCTTACCGTCCTTTTTCCGACAAATATTATGAGTATGTAAGAGACCAACGCTCAATGTGGCGTGAAGGCAAGCTAGAATTCACCGACATGGACGAAGAGATTCTTCGCTCTGACCTTGGTGAGTTTGCAGACTACGAAGGTGAGAAAGTTCCACTCGACATGCCTATGCCAATAATGGAAGACGAGTTGGAAGAAGCCGAGTACAGGGGAAGAGACGTAGAACTAAACTCGCCCACTCGCTCATCTGGTCCAAAGAAATACAAAGTTTATGTTAAGAACGAAAAAGGAAACGTAGTACAGGTTAATTTTGGTGACGCAAAGGGCGGTCTCAAAACAAACATTGATGACCCCGGCGCACGCAAGTCTTTTGTTGCTCGCCACAAGTGCGAGGAAGACAAGCCTAAAACATCTGCTGGCTACTGGTCCTGCCGTATCCCACGCTTCTCAGAAAAACTGGGAATGAAGAAAATGTCATACAGGTTTTGGTGATGGAAGAACTGCCGTTTGAAGAACAATACATAGCAGACAAGACTTCTGTTAGAGTTTTTTCACAACTGGTAGACCCAGAAGACTTAAAGTGGCATCAAGACGACGAAACAAGAGTAATAGAAGTGCTGGAAGCTGGCGGTTGGTTTATTCAATACGACAACGAGCTTCCTATGCCTTTACAAGAAAATAAAACCTATTTAGTAAGAAAAGGTGAGTGGCACAGAGTTCTAAAAGGAACTGGCAACTTAAAAGTAAAAATCGAGAGAATACTTTAATGAGAGCAAGACAATTAATTATTGAAACACTACTCAAGGAAGCAACCGAAGAAGAAAAGTTGGTTGCTGCTGCACTTGACGACGCTTTTGACGAACTGGAAGCAGACCTCAAAGCAAATAAAGATAAGCTTGCGCCAGAGATGCAAAACGAAGCAGTTGGTTTTGCCATTGCAGGTTCTATTGTTTCTATGCCAGCCCTACTAAAACTTATCGGTAAAGCTGTGGCAAAAGTCCAAAGCAGACTAAAAGGTGAAAAGGTAGAAACAAACACTATTATTAAAGTGGCAGACAAACTACACCACCTTCTTATTGGCGGCATAGAAAAAGTTTTGCAGTTTGTGTTTCGCATTAAAGACAAAAAACAAGCCCACCGTTTAGCAGTTATTATTTTTCACGCTATTGTAGCAGGCTTGCTTATTGCGTCAGGCAAGGCTTTCTTCAAAGCTCTACAAAAACATAACACCGTTGTGTCAATCCTTGAGGGTCTTCTCTCAGCCATTAAATCTGGCGAGCTTGGTGTATTCTTGAGCCAGACTTTTGGCGAGATTGCCCAAGCACTTGGTTTGGGCGCAGAACTCGCTGATGCCGCTGACTTGGCAGACGCTATCGAGGCTACAGAAGAACTATCAGAAATATCAACAATGGCAGGTGGCTCAGTTCAGGGCTACTCACTACCACTTGGCGCAAAGCCAGAAAAAAACTTAGAGGAAAACAAAATGAATAAGTTAAAAATCACCAAAGGACGCTTGCGCCAAATTCTTGCCGAAGAGGTAGCACGCCACCAAAAGCAAAAACTCAACGAAATGCGAGGCTTCAAAGTTGGCGACCAAGTTAGAGTGGTCGATGGCGGTCTTCGCGGAGCAACAGGGAAGATTATTGAACCAACTACGCTTATAACAGGTGAAGAAGGTTTCGTCCTCGTTCTTGACTCAGATGCCGACAAACCCGTCTTTGGTAAGGCAGGTGATGAAGTTATCGTCGGTGCTACTAAACTCAAACCACCAGTGAGCGCCACTCTTAACGAAATGACCATGGCAGAAAGAGGTATGGTTGATGCCGAAGACGGCAACCCACCAACAAAGGTTGGTCAGGGCAA